CGATCTCTTTCTGGCCACCGTCACCAACAATTGAAAGTCCTCCGGGAGCATCCTTTGTACCTGTTCTGAATTTTGGTATTGGTTGAGCAATGGCCACTGCCAACTGACCAGCTCCAATTGCACCTGCAACCACCGCAGCCGGGATGTTTGGCGTTGGTGGAGTGCCAAGAGCTTTCACCACGTTCAATGCTGTTTGCCCTATGATCTGGCCAATCGTAAACGCTCTTTCATATCTTGCCCGTTGTTGATCAACCAGCCTCTGTCTTCTTTCAAGGCTTTCACGTTGAGCTTGCGCCCTTGCACTGATTACCGTAATCTTATCGGCTTTTTCCTGTTGGCTTAGTGTGCTGGCGTTCACTGCTTCGATCTCAGCCTGTGACCTTTTTTCAAGCAATTCGATTTCTTCCTCAATTGCATTTTTCTGAGCCGTAGCCCTTGCATCCAGCATACCCAAAACAAATGTTCCAAGCTCCTGATAAGCAGTAAGAACTTTGCCAATAGCATCAGCCTGTTCTTCAAACATTTGAGCTGCACTATCTTGACCCTGACCAGTTTCAGCCTGAGCCAGTGCAACCCTTGCTTTTGCCAGTGCTGCTTCGGATGCCGTTACGTCTTCGCCCCTTGACTTTGCCAGTGCAATATATTCTTCGGTGAATTTTATTTGCTGTTTAAGAATTTCAATATTTGCATACTGCTCAATCCTTGCTCTCTCATTTGCATATTGCTTTTCGGTTATTGCTCCTTCCTGATATTTCTTTTCCAGTATCAATAATTCAATGTCACGGTTCTCATTGATCCGGTTGATCCTTTTCTCATTATTGGTATTGATCAAAGCCAACTCAGCTTCAGATTGCTTTTTCGCTTGATCTTTAAATTGAGCTGTTATCTCATCGTCATTAGCCTGAAGTCTTGAATTATAGCTCCTTTTAATTGAATCCAAATCATTTTGCAATGTCTGCTGAATTTTCACTTTCGCATATGCTGTTTTCTGTTCGATCTCAGCAATCTTTGATGCATTACCATTTGCATTGAATATCTCTGCCTTATAGTTACCTTCAACGATCTGCCTTTCCAGCTTTGCGGCTTCCATCCTTGCGTTCAATCTGGTATTCAAATACAATGTATCTCCTTTGGCCAACTCCTTGAATAACGCCTCTTGATCCTTCAGCTCATCAGAAAAAAATGACTTGCTTTCTCTGGTTGCTTTTGTTTTTCCTTCTTTACCCTCAGTCTTATCAGCCAATGTATTTTTCTCTTTGAGTAGCATGATCTCTGTCTGAAGACCTTTCACTATCGCTGCACTATTCAATGCAGATTGCTGAGATGATTTTGACTTGTCGGTTTTCAATCTCTGTTGATCATTCAGCAAAAGTTGATATTGAACTTTCAACTGTTTCTCCAGCTCAGGTATTCCACCCTTCACGCTTTTCACAAATGATACACCGTACTCATCAGCAGCCTTTTTCATATCCTGAAATCCTCTTGCCGCTTCACTCTTTGCAAACTGTTCTGGATTAAAAATAGAATTATACAATGCACTAACATTTTCGCTAAAACTTGTAATACCTTGAATAATTCCAGCGAAACTTTCCAATGCAGCAACTTTTATTTTCGCCCATATAGGTAAAAGAGTTTCTCCAAGCTCACCCTGTAATGTTCTTATTCTTTCCTCAGCTACCTCAATACTACCAGTAAGCGTATCTCTAAATGCAAATCCTGCACCATCTACCTTCCCTTTCAAATCAGTCATAACAATACCCAATCTTTCTGTCACAGTTGAAGCATCTCTTACATTAATGCCATACTGTTTAAGCTCTTTCCCTTGACCATTCAATCCATTTATTATTTTTTCAGTTGCCTCTGATAAACCAATTTTTGCTTTTGCTGCAAAATCAATTATTACTGGAGTTAATTCTGTCATTTGCTTCTCTGTCAACTTTCCATACGTTGTTAATTTATCAAAAATTTCTATAACATCATCATCTCCAAAATATCCAAATGTTTCTGATAGCTCTAATGCCTGTGTTTTCAATCTTTCAAATGATTCATCCTTACCTACACCTTCAAGAGTGTTTTTAAATCTTGAATATGCCATTTCTGCCTTTTCTACTTCTTCGATAGCACCGCTAAAAAATTGACCAACACTTGATAATCCAAACAATGCACCACTGATACCAGCCAATGCAACTCCAAAACCAGAAAATGCACTTGCATAATTACCAACATTCCTTTGAAATCTTCCAGTACCTGCCTCAAGGTTTTTCAATTCATTATTCACATCGTTCAATTGCTTTTTAATTCCTTTGCCAATTGAACTATTTCGCTGTGATCTATCCAAATTATCATACGTCTTTGTAAGTAATGCAAGTTTCGCTTTCAGGTTCTCAACCGATCCGGCTGCACTGTTCTCTTCTTTTACTTGCTGCCTGATCGTAGCGTTTAAATTTGCCGCAACGTCCTTTAGCTTAACCTGCTCTTTAGTCAATGCACTCATTCTCTTTTCATACTGATCTGTGGAAATCTTACCTGCATCCAAATCCTTTTTTAATCGGCTCATTTCATCGGCCACAGATTTGATCAATAAATTATACCGTGTAAGAGTTCTCGTATTTTCAGCAAGTCCTGTTCCAAAATCTCTTTGTGATTTTGCTGTCTTCTCTGTCACCTCTGCTGTTTTTTCCTGAGCTGCTGACATGCGCTTTTGCATATCCAGCATTTTTGTATATTCTGCACTCAGTTTTTCTGAGGTGGAAATCAGTTCTTTTTCTTTTTCTGCCATCTTTGACATAGCATCGTTCACATCCTTGATGCCTTTGGCCTGTCCAAGTTGAGTATTCAGCGCAACGCCTTTACTGATCAACTCTTCAAAAGCCTTAACACTACCGGAAACACCTAACTGAAGTTTTTCAAATTCCTTGAAAACCTGTTCCGATACCAACGATTCAATTCTTTCTGTTGACATACTTATTTGTTTTTATTGGCTTGCAGTTCAATCTGCTTCCAATATTTCTTTTCAAGTGAAACGAATTTCAACACACTCATGCTTTCAAGGTTATATGTTACTCCCTGCATTTCTTCTATCGCAATGAGCATACCTTCAAACCATTCACGCTTTGGCTTCCAATCACCACGCTTTGCATTTACGTCTTCCAGTTTTTTAATTAACTGTTGCAATAAAATGTATTTTGTCTTCGATCTGTTTGCAATTGTATTCAGATCGTCCAAATAACTAACTGGTATTTTTATTTCAGGATTAAACGAATAGCCAAGATCATTGATCGCTTTGGCTATCACTTCATTGTATTCAAGTGTTAGAAACCTTATGCACTGCTCCAGTAAAAACAGGTGGTTATTCCAACGCTTAATATCTCTGCTTAAAGAAAATGATTCCATTCCCTCAATGGATTCTCCCTTCAATTCATGGTACTCTTCGATGATCAGTAACCATGTTTCATTTAATAATTTTTCTGGAGCTTGACCAAGAACGCTGAGATCGTTCTCACATAAACAGGTCACAAACTTATCCATTGACAATTCTCTGCAAGTGCGTAATATATTGAACTGCAATGAGGTTGTTACTTCGGGCTGCTTCGGCTTCCATATAGCGGTAACTATCCGGGCCGGACTGATATACGATAACCATTTTTTGAATCTGTACAGCATAATTTTTTGCCTTTTGAATTGTGTCTTGCAAATGCTGTTGCAATTCTATCTCTGTCAATAAACAACCCGGACAACCCATATCAGAAATTTACACCAATCTTATTGAAGATCCTTTTTTTCAACGCTGGCATAAAGTAGTTTGGAAGATATTCTTCTCTTTTGCTTTCATCACTTAATCCAAGTATCTCTTCACCATATTTTGCTTCCAGCTTCTTTCTTTTGTTATCCGTAGCCGTTACCGTGTAAGTATCACTTTTCACATTCACTTTTATGCTGGCCCAAAACGCACCAGTGAATTTAAGCGTTACCCTGTCCACTGGCTGCCCAAGCATTTCTTTGATCCTGATCGTAAACGGTGCATAAGGTGGCTCAATCATTTTATCATCGGCTCTCTTACCGACAAATAACTGTCCACGGTTCAACTCAGCAATATCTTCAGCCGTGTCTTTTATCGTTCCGATCACTTCCTTGCGGATATCGAACTTTTGCAGGTCTTTATTGAGCTTTATCAGCGTTAATGCCACTGGTTGATATATTAAGAGGGCCGGAGCTTCCGGCCCCCTGTATGAGCTTATATGCAATTGTGAATAGCGTTTTCCTATCACTGTCCGAATATCCTTTGAACAAACCTGAATCAAAGCACTCTTTAATGAATTCCTGTTCTGAAAATTTACTCCAATACAGTTCATTGAAGTCAGTGCCTTCCAGATTCATTAGGACATTGGAGCTTCGATGATCAGCGCATCCTTACCGTCAAATCCAACCACGTTGATAGGAGCTGCCTGTAACACTGTCGGAGCTGCCAATGTCAGATATACTTTATCTGCCGCATTGAATGCTGCAAGGTTAAGGGTAACATCCCATCCACCATCAGTCGGATTATCGGTCACGGTTGTTATCGCCACGGTTGCACCAAGTTCATCAACCGCCTTCCATGCTGTAACCTGTGACAGATTTGCGGCATATGCAGTATGAAGATCAACTTTGCTGATCCGGCTGAATACCTGAACTGTGGCCACGTTTGCAGCGATATCGACAAGTGCAATATCAACATCCTGAAGACCAGCAATATCAAACAGGTTGAATGATGTTGCTTTCAGGAAGCCAAGATTACCCTTATTCATATACACTGGATTGATAACAAACCTGAGCTGGTAGCTGGCCGCATCTGCTCCGGTAGCGAATCTCCACGGATTCACATAGAATATATCAACCGGAATGCCTTTCAGCTTACCAGCAGATTTGTATCCATAGAGAACACCGTTATCATCGTAAAAAAGGAAATGCTTATTCGATCCAGCATTCTTTGCTATTTCCTGATGCAGCGATACGCCACCAGCGAAATACCTGAATGTGAAATCATAAAAACCATCACGGTTCACATACTTGAATCCGTAATCGGTTGTAGTTATGGAAACATCCTCTGTGTTGTCCGTAACACTGGCGAATTTATGGAGTGGAAAAATCCTGCTTCCGTATGCTGCAACAGCTTTCGATTCCAGAAAGGCACGTAATCCTACTACGTCACCCTCCGCAATTTCAAAAGTTGAAGGAACTTGGAAAGCACCAATAATCTTCGCAGGTTCAAGGAAACAGTCACCATATCCGGTGTTACCGTAACCTGTTGCGCAAAGTGGATTATTAATGTTCATGCTATTGAGTTATTTACTGATTAACAAATTTTGTTTTTTATGTTCACTGATAAATTGCTTATTTCAATACAATCAATGTAGTCACCGAATACATTCTTATTGTTTATTGAGCTGCCGTAAAAATAAGCATCCGTTTCACTGTAACTAATCTCAGTTGGAAAAGTGAATTGTTTATGCAATTCAATTTGCTTGATCAATTCATTTTTTATTGGATGCAATACCGCTTTGAAATTTACTTCCGTTCTCTTCTCACTGAAGTATTCTGGCTGAGTTATATTCATAACCAACAACCTCAAATCAGCAGTTCCGTAAAGGCCGGGAATGTTTTTCGTAATGGTAATATCTGTAAGCAGCACAACCAGTGGAAACTTTGCGCCCCTTTCAGGACTTTCACTGATAATCTGTAATCGGTTTCTGATCTCTAACGGATGCCCATACATATATTTGATTTCCGTGTCACCAAGCGGAGCTGCGACATTCACCGCATCCACAATGGCTTTCATTTCATCAACTATATATATGGGCAAACTCATTAGATATTAAGCAAATTAATTGTACGAAATTTTGTCATGCATACATTAGCACTATCCCACTCACTATAAAATTCTTTATTGTTTTGCAGGAAGTACCAAAGCTCTTGCACTCTTCGGCTAACCATGTTCCATGAATCTACCATCTTCTGTCCGGCTGTTACCGGGATTGAATTTTCGTTGGTTGTTTTCTGCTCACCAGTTGAAAGAGTTGCTGTATGCTTATTGCGCTGATACCAGTAGTAAACATAGTTTGCAATGATGCTCACTTTGTTACTCTTGTCTTCAACCAATCCGGCCCACTTTCTTGTCTTTCCGTACTGATCAGTGTAAACCTTACCATCTCTCAGGTCAATAAATCTCTGAGCCAATGGATCAATAAGCATAGCCGCTTCCATTGCAGCATATAAGTCTAAACCAAGCACCTCACTAAGAAAATCATTTTCATGTTTCCTAATGAAGTGCTGTACTGTCAAACCCATAGGACTGTAATCCGAGTTCGGTATGCTTATGTCACCAACGAAAAAAGAAGTATCAATGAGATTCATTTCACATTAAAATTTAGCTTCCAGAATCAATCAGAGCAATTACAGTGTTCAGGTTGTAATAGCTCAATGCAGCTTTCCGGTTGTCGCTGATATAATCATGGTAACGGATTTCAGCAACAACGCTGAACTGGTTACGTCCGAAATCATCATTGATCCATCCGATCTTCAGCACTAAGTCTTTGTACAAATCAACTTTGTACTGAGTGATATCACCAACCAGAAGCTGACCTTCAGAAACTTTGTTGGATTCACGCAGCCTTGAAGTGATCAATGGCAAAAACGGTGGCATCAGATATTCACGCTCTACTGCACTTTTGGTCATCATGGCCAGAGCTGAGGTAATCGGATTCACACCCATGAAGTTTGCAATGTAGTTTTTGCTGCCGATCTGAGCCAGACCTGCAAACATTGCATCCCACATATTTGAATCATCCACTTTACCATTCAGGCCAGTGATTGTATAACCGGGAGCAACTGCAATGATCGCAGCTTGCAGGGTATCATCAAACTTACGCATAACTTCATCCTGCAACATTCTCCTGATTGTTGTACCGAATCCGGGAAGATCATCTTCAAACTCTTCTGTGATCGTGCTTAATGCAGCGATCTTCTTAGCTGAAGAAAACTCTACCTTGAAACGGGTATTCCATCCGGGCTTCAAAGCACCTTCCTGAACAGCAGCAGCACCACCTTCAGTTGATGTTTCATTAACCCATGCCAAACGGCTTTGATTTGTCCGGCCCATGTCCACGTAATTCATGATGAAATTCGGGTTACGTGTAATCTCAAACAATTCCAAAGCTGTTCCACCGATACCGGGAAGATAAGGGCTGTTAGGCGGTGGGGTCATTGGCTGAATTACGTTTCCAATACTGGTGATACCAGCAGTCTTCAGATCAATTTCCATAACACCAGCACCAGCTTTCTGGATTGCTTTGATATCATCCACTTTACTTTGCAGGTAAGAATCAAGGCTTACCAAAGGAACTGGCTTAGTGTTTTCCTTGATCGTTTTCATTTCGATTCCCTGCTCCTGCATTGACTTTTCAAGGCTTGTAAGTTTTTCATTCACCTTCGCAACCTCTTCGGCTTTGAATTTGTTGAAATCCTCTTCAGTCATTAAGCCTTTCTTCATGCTTTCAACCTGACCATTCAGGCGATCCTCAGCAGTTTTCATTTCTGCTTTGATCATGTTCGCAGCCTCAATGCCTACTTTTTCGACAAGGGCTTTAAATTCTTTTTCGTCCATTACCGTAAAATTTAAAGTTTAATAAAATTTGTTTTCTGTATTGCTTGTAACACATCGAATGATTTTTCAGTGGGCTTTACTGGCGGCTCATCATGAGTGCCTTCGTCCGGCTGATCTTTCACTTCCAGTGTTGGAGTCAAAAAGTTACTACCAAATAAAACGGCTGAGTTTTCAAGTAACTTGAACTCAGGCACTACCCAAAAGTAGCCTTGCTCTTCAGCTTCTTTTCGGTTTATTATCTGGCCAATATATTTGTTGTAAATGTCAAACTCTTCATCATACTCTTCATCATTGATCGCAAGCAACAGTTTCACATACTGAAGGCCGATGCTGTGTTGCTTGATCCTTCCCTCTTTATACTGAAGGAATGCCTTCGGATCGTAATCTTTCCTCACATCACTTTCCATGATAATAGCTTCAGCCGATCCAGATTGTTTCAGGCCAAGCTCTTTCAGTGTAAGCTCTTTCAAATAAATATCAACAACGTCACCAATGTTTGAATCAATTTTATGTTCATGGTTTTTCAGGTGCGGTATCATTCCCTTTCTTTCACGTATGCTTTTCTTCGCAGCTCCGGGCAACAGAACATCACCTTGACTGTCCATCCAGTTAGCAGTATTTGCTACAATCTTAACCCTGATCACATCCGGATTGCTTTCAGTAGCTCCAGCAGCTTTGGTTGTGAATTGCTTTTCAACCACAAACTCAGGAACTTTTACCATGATATCACTTTCCTTGATAATTGATTTCTTTTCTGCAATCAATTCAGATTTGTGTGCAATCAGAAAATCAAACTTTTCTTTTCCGGAAAGTGTTTCAACGATTTTATTTTTCATTTCTGTATAGTTGAATTATTTTTCAATTTCTCAATCTTCAGTTTGTTCACCTTCTTGATCAGTTTCATCTTCTCCACCTTCTCCTGTATCTGTTCCTGTTTCTTCTGTTCCGGTGTCTGTTGCTGTTTCATTTGATTGATTTTGTGGGGCTGGATTTGCAGCTACCCATTCGTTATAATATAGATCACCTCCCGGCCGGGGGTCTTCACCAAGTAATTCAAGCGCACGATTCATAGTAATAAATCCTTCCTTCCATTCAGCTATAACTTCACCGCCCATTGTCTGCCTTGCTTGAGCTTCCTGCAATTTGTCTTCCTGCAAAACAGCAATGTGACTGTAATCTTTCTCAATCCTGATATTATATTCTTTAAGTCCAAAGAAATTATTCCATTGCTCATATATGCTTTCCCCTTCTGGAATAATTGCATCCTGATAAAGCAATTTCTTAAACTCCTTCAAGTCTGCACCAGCAAGCGAATTGCTTTTCAGATTCGACAATAACCGATACGGGTAGTTGTACGAATCAGAAATAGCCATTGTATCAGCCTCAACCTCTTCAAATAGCATCAACTCTCTTATAGATGATCCCATTGATTGCCATTTCAGGCTTGCACTTGTGATTATAAATTGCCATTGCTGGCCAAGCGTTCCGTATTTCCTAAACTGGTTTTGCAGCTCTTCTTTATCGGTT